ATCCGAACATCGTCAACAAACTTGCCCTGCGGAAATATGTCACGCAGCTAATGAATGACTGCGGCGTGTCTTTTTCTGGGCTGATCTGCAAAAAGCTACTGATCTTTTCGCCAGTCTCCAAATGCACCACAGTCGTCACCAGCGCACCGTCTTGGAAATATTGCGCGAATGACAGCCCGTATTCGGGCAGCACATCCAGCGCAGTCAGCACATCGCCAAGCGTTGAATATTCTGATTTGAACATCGGGTTCTTGCCAGACTTTCCGACAGATGCCGCCTTTCTAACATCGGCTAATGCCGCGTGCAGTTTTAGATTTTCCATAGGTCTTTTGCCCTTTCAAGCCACTCTTGTTTCATTTTCCATTGATACATATGACCCCAATCGGGATCGGTGATTGATGCCAGCACTTTCGGATCGGTACTGACGCGCAATAGATTTTGCCGGATCAGTGCTTTTTGCCGCATTTCACTCAAAGCGTACGTTATGCCGTCCGCTTGCAGTTCTTCACAGTTATAAGCGTTAAAAATTACCGCATCGTGTTCTGCTATATAAATTATTGACGGCGTGACGCGCAGCGCGTGCCAGTAAATAGCAGCTTGGCATATGTGGGCAAACTCCGGCTTTTTAGGCAGCGTGGCCTTTGCCCAGCCCTGCGAACCGTCTTTCAACAGCTTGGTCTTGCGTGGTGCTTTGGTTTTCATCTCCGCAAACATTGAGCCTTCGACAAGCAAATCGACAAATCCCAAAATCGGCACGTTCACATCATCCAGCCAACATTCAATGCGTTCTTCATCAATTGCGCCGGTAAAGCCGTTTTCTACACAAATATTCACGCCCTGATGCACCATTGCAGGGATAACTTCACGAAACTTCACACGCAACACATCATCTTCATCTGCCGGATGGAAGTCAAAAGCAATCTGCGCGGCTTCAATGGCTTCATCAATATCTGCGCCGTGGCAAACGATTGACTGCACCGCGTTATGCACAGATGTGCCTATGGCCGCGCGTTCCCCAACGCCAATACTGCGGCGTTCTTCTGGCGACAAATACACATATCTAAAAAGCCAATTGCTAACCGAAGGGTTTAATTGACTAGCAGAAAGATGGTCGAAACCGGCCGCTTTCCACTCTTTACTTATTTCCCGTTTTTCCATACCAAACACGTTAGACCAGATTGATCGCAAAACGCAACAGGTATTTTTTCACTTTACAGATATGATCGTTTTGGGCAAGGATAGGGCAACTGAAACGGGGGCAGCTATGTCTGGATCAAAATCAAGAAACAAAGGTCGGGGCTATGAATATGAGATAGCAAAAGAACTTTTCGACCATCTTGGATTAAATTTTGTGCGGGAACTGGATCAAACGCGACAAGCGCATCTTGGCGATTTGGTCACGACTGATTGTGATTTTCCTTTTGTGATTGAGTGCAAAAGATACAAAGCTGGCGTGTCTGGCGACTGGTGGTCACAAGTCTGCACTGCCGCTGCGGTGGCCGAAAAACTGCCGGTGCTGTTTTACCGGCTCGATAGGATGAAAACCCGCGTGAGGTTGCCAGTGGCGGCTATTGTGGGGCTTGCTGGTTGGTCGCCTAATGAAGATGCGGCTGAACAGTATGATTGGCGATATGCCGTTGAAACTGATCTGGACACCGCGATGATGATAATTCGGGAGCATTTGAATGGATGACGATAGCAAAAAGACGGTGGGAGACCGCGAATATACGATGGTTTCAAGTGAAACTTGGATTGATGTGAAAGATTTGACCGTCAACATCGTCAAAGGCAGAACCGGCGTAAAGGTCTGGATTTACGAACGCAACACCGGCAATCCCGATCCACTAGCTATCTGCGAAGCCGATTATGTGGCAAGAGCGTTAAAACGTCACAACGTCATACCGTTTTTCCCGAAAGGTCATTTCAATGATCCAAAGCGGTGATGGTACATTTGCCGATCTTTACGAACAAGGCCGATGCCCAAAGTGTCGCGGGTATTTGCAGCCAGTGGGCGATGTTTATGTCTGCGAAATATGCAAGATGACCCATAAAGGAGTGGAAATTGGAAACCGAACACAATCTGAAAATGGAAATGCTGACGATTGCTGAAATCGGCACAGCGTGGAAATGCGAACCGGTCAAATTGCCGCAGTATTGCCAGCTAGACTTTGCATTGACGCGGCAAGGCAAGATCGAAGCTTTTGCCGAAGTCAAGTGCAGGACATTTCCGCGTAACCGCTATAAAACGTCACTAATCCACCTTCACAAGATGATGTATGCCAGACAGGTTGCTTTTGAAACCGGCATACCGACTTTCTTGATAGTGCGCTGGACTGACTGGATAGGGGCTTGCAGCTTCAAGGTGGATTTTGCCACAACAATCGGTGGCAGACGGGATCGCGGCATTGAGCGCGATTATGGCTTGATGGCTGAAGTGCCAATTGATGAATTTCATATGGTAAGGGAATTAAATGAAACGATCTGAAGCACTGGAAAAGGTGCAGCTAATATTAAACGAACGCGGTGCGTCTTATGGCGATCTGCGGAAAAACTGGACGCAAACCAGCCAAATGATGAGTATGGTGGTTGGCAAAGATGTTACGCCGGAGCAATTCGGCGCGATGATGATTGCTATGAAGCTGTCACGGCTGGCAAACAGCGAATGCAGCCACGCTGACAGCCTGTTGGACATTATCGGTTATGCGGCTTTAACTTTGGAGATTTTGCACGATGAGCATTAAAGCACTGGATTGGGCGATGGATGCCCCTGTTAATGATCCGCTGGCAAAGCTGGTGCTGATCGTAGTTGCGAACCACCACAATGACGCAAGGGGCGTTGCTTGGCCGTCTGTTGGTCATATCTGCCACGTTACCGGCGCAGCGGAACGCACTGTTCGGGCGAAGTTAAAGAAGCTTGAAGATGGCGGCTTTCTGATCCGAAATTATCGGTCTGGAAGGTCAACAGAATACACCCCTGCATATCTCGCACCCCTGCACCAGATGCAGGACACCCCTGCACCAGATGCACCCATAACCATTAAAGAACCGTTAAAAAGAAATAAGGGGAAAACCAAAGTTGTTGATTGGGAACCTGATGAGGCTGATCGCCAATTTGCTCAAAGCAAGGGGCTGGATGCAGCCGAAGTATTAGAGGCAATCCGCTTGTGGGATAAACAGAACGGTAATAAAGCCTCATATGTCGATCTCACAGCCTTTTGGCAGAACTGGTGCATAAGAGATGCCAAAAAGAAGCCAAAGCGCGCCACAGGCTATTCTAAGCCGTTTAATGGGCAGTCTAGTGAATGGACACCGCCGCAGCGAAAGATGGTCACGCTGGATCAATGGCAAGGGCTGAGTGATGGAATGCGAACCTATTACAAGCAAAACCGGCCAGATGTGATTGCTGAATTAAAAAAAGTTGGTGCTGATGTGTAAAAAGGTGTTGACGGGTGTAAATAATAGGCGCACTGTCTAGGGGTAACTAGCAAACGGGAGATTGCAAAATGACTACATTTTATTTTGATGATGCTGAAGCAATGTATGGCAATAGCGGTGATCGGATTTCTGATTATCTGCTTTTTGAGCGTTTCCAAATGCCAGTGGCCGTAACATCGGTTGAAGAACTGAAAGAAAAGGTCTTGCCTGTTTTTGTGCGTGCCATCCATAAAGGCATTTATCCATTTGGCGGCAAGCGGTTCGATGCGGATGCTTTGATTGCGCGGCTGGAAATTGAGGCTGATGACGATCAGATTTTCGTTAGCGGTCTTGGTTGCTGGTTATGCTTTTATAGCGATGTTAAGTTTTTGACACGCGATGATTACAAGCATTGCCGCAAGCCGGTTGAACAACTTTTAAGGGCGGCGGCATAATGCCCCGCCTATTCGTCATAGCAGCATTGGTGGCCGGTTGTAGTTATACGCCGGTCGCTGATCTGCGGGTGTCCGGTGATAAGGCGCAGCTATATCAGCGTGACCTAACTGAGTGCCGCCAGCTTGTTGATGAGGCGTTATCGCCGCTGCAAGTAGGGGCAAAGCATAAATGGCTAAATGATTGTCTGCGCGGTCGTGGGCATAGCGTGTTGGGGGTCTGATATGGTTAAGGATGCTATTGGAATGCTGGTATTGACCGCACTGGTCATTACGTTTGGCACTAACGCCATCACCAACGATTATAACATTTGGGCTTTGATGGTGCGGTTTGGTGGCTGAAGAAATTGAATGCCCTGAGTGTCAGGGCTATGGCTGGCTTGTTTATTGGGTGGGCAAGCGCGGAGCCAATGACCCTTGTGGCAGCGAGGTGCAAGACGATTGCGATGTTTGTCACGGGTCGGGAATGATAGAAAACCCAAATCCACAATAGTCAGAATGGGAGTTTGACAAATGGAAAAGAAATATCTGATCAATCTGGAATGTTCAATTCAAGCACTGGCCGAACTGATTGCGCTAGGATTGGAAAAGCATTGCACCATTACAAAGCTGGAAATGTTTGAGCAACCGGCTGAAGAAAAGCAAGAGCCGTTGCGAGTGGCAGCGCACAAGATTGACTTCAAGCATCCGGCAAGAGTTGCGCCGGTTGTTGAAAAAAATGTTCCAATTCCAATCAAAAAAGAGCCGGTTCGCAAGATTAGTGGTTGGGATGTTTACGAAATACTGCGCGAGAACTTTCACCCGCAAAAAACATTCAAGGCGCGAGACATCAATCAAATTGCGTTGAGAATGGGCTTCGACCAAACTGCAAATTCTGTTTCGGCGCATATGACCAGAATGAACGCGGTCAATCTGGTTCATCGGTGCGGTGGCAACAAGACTGCTGGTTACGTTTACAGAATGTCAGCTTTGCGAAACAAAAAGGATTTCAACAAGGCAATGGCAAGTTACGAAAACAAAGCCAAGTTGAGAGAAAGAAAGAAATCAGCGGCGAAGAATAGCTGGTTCAATTTGGCTGAGTTTCAACGGCAATACAACGCCAACTAAACATCAACAGCAAGGGGAGACAAAGGGCGGCATTGACCGCCTTTTGTTTTGCGGATAATGTCAGCGGATGGATTATGTGCTATTCTTTGAACACGAGGTTGATTGCGGCATCTGCGGCAAGGCCACCTATGCGTCAGTCGAGGCCAACAGTGGCACGATCAATTGCACTGAATGCGATGGCATTATCTTTGACGCGCGTGACTGCCACGGCACAGTCGTCATATTGGAATTAGATAGCGAGACACAGCACTGATGCAGATCAACGTCAAAAGCAATATCAGCACGTTTGCAAAGGCAATGGATGCGTTTGGCAAGAACCAGATACCATTTGCCACGGCTAACGCATTGACCAGCACAGCGTTCGATGTACGCAAGCAGATCGTTGACGATACCTATCCCAAAAGCTTTACAGTGCGTAACAAACGCTTTGCAAGCCAGATGTTTCGAGTAGATAAGGCAACAAAGCGCAACCTAACAGCGCGTGTCTATGACCGGCTAGGCCGCGATTATATGACCAATCAAGCTGAAGGCGGGATCAAAAGGCCACGCGGCAACAACATTGCCATCCCATCAAGGCAATTAAAACGCACAGCATCGGGCAAAGTACCGAAGGCAAAGCAGCCGCGTAACGTGCTTGGTGGCAGAGGGTATAGGACAACGCTGGACAGTGGACAGCCCATCATCGCAGAACAGACAGGGCGTGGGGCAGCGCGTAAACAGCGGGTGTTATACATATTGGAGAATATTGCACGCATTCCAAAGCGGTTTCCGTTCTATGAAGATGCAAACAAAACGGCTGGCAGAATGTTTGACCGGAATTTCAAGAAAAGCTTTGCGTTTGCCAAGCAGACAGCGCGGCAGCAGACAAAAGGTACTTCCAGCAAGTGACCATCGGGGGTAACGCGCGACA